AATATGGGGGTATCCGGAAACAAGCCTGACGCCATCATTGCTCAGGACGAGAAGCCGGAGCCGGTTGCGGGTGCCGGGAGCGAAAACGAATGACGCCCTATCTTGACCTCGCACGTTTCAAAAGATCGACCCGCAAGGGCACCGCCCCCGAACCGTTGCCAACCGATTACCTGCTGCGCAAGGGCGCCACTCTGGTCATTGAGCCGGCCGGCGAGCGGCGGAAGCTGTTCACCATCTCAACCGAAACCATAGACCGCGACAACGACAAGGTGTCGCTGTCCGGCTGGGACCTGACGGCCTACCGCAAAAACCCGGTCGTTCTGTGGCAGCACCGATCGAGCATGCCGCCGATCGGCAAGACGGTGGAGATCGGCATCGTCGGCGATGCACTTAAGGCGGTGGTTGAGTTCGTCCCGGCCGACGTGCCGCTTATCGGCGAAGAGGCGGAGATGGCTTGGCGTCTCTGCGACGGCGGTTTCGTGAGCGCGGCCAGCGTCGGCTTCCGGCCGCTGGAATACACGACTGCCAAGGACCGCATGGGCGACGACGATTGGTGGCCGCCTATCGACTTTACCAGGCAAGAGTTGATGGAGTGGAGCATCTGCACCATTCCGGCAAATCCCGAGGCTGTCATTGAGCCGGGGGCTGCGCTTGTCGGAAATCCGGCTCTTGCCGCGCTGCCGGCGTCTCGAAAGGCCGGCGCTGCTGCCGCGACGCGCCGTCGTGCCGAGCGGATCGCCGCCTACGGCTGACCGATGCCTCAAGACCGGCTGCCCCACGCGGACATGGGCTTCCGCATCCATACCTTGGAGAACACGATGAAACTGCACGAGCTGAAGCGTGCGCGGGCGCAGCTCGCGGCAAAGACGGTTGAACTGCGCGTTGATCTGCGCGAGGCCCGCAAGGCTTACCGCGAGTTGCTGGAGAAGGCGGACCCGGGCGAGGATTTGCCACCGGAGGCCAAGCCCGTCGAGCAGCGCGTGACCGAGTGCGAAAGCATGCTCGACGAGCACCAGAAGTCGCTCGACGCGCACGACGGGCGCATCGGCGAGCTGGAGCGGGCAATGGAAGACGACGCCGCGACGGCTGCGCCGCCGGACGACGGTAAGAGCATGCGCCCCGGCCCCGGCCACAATGGCGGCCCGTCCATGTCGCCGCACGGCTACGGCGAGCCGCCGCGCCCCCGCGAGGGCAAAGGTTTCAAGGCGGCGCGCTTCGCCGTCGGCGTTCTCCAAGCCAAGAGCAACGGTCTGGTTTGGGCATCCGAGTGGATTGAGCGTGCGTTCGGGGACAAAGAAGTCGCCAAGGCGCTGAACACGACCGGTGTCGCTTCGGGCGGCGCTTTGATCCCGCAGTATTTCTCCAGCGAGATTATCGAACTGTTGCGCGCCGCGACCATCGTGCGCGCCTGCGATCCGATGATCGTCGATATGTCGGGAGGAAACCTGACCATCCCGCGCCTCGCCGGCGGCGCGACGGCCGGCTACCAAGGAGAGCTGGACGACATCTCGGCAAGCCAGGAAACATTCGACGACATCCAGCTCAACGCGAAAAAGCTCACCGCGCTGGTGCCCGTCAGCAACGACCTGATCCGTCGAGCGCCGCAAAACATCGAGATGATCGTGCGCGACGACATGGTGCAGACCATGGCGCGCCGCGAGGACCTTGCCTTCCTGCTCGGCAACGGTGCGGGCAACTCGCCGATTGGCATTTACAACCAGTGCGCAGCGTCCCAGTCGCTGATCGTCGCGCCGTTCACCGCAGCCGATAACGCAACGATCCTGACGGCCGTGGTTGGCACGTTGAACGGGATGGAGCTAACGCTTCGGAACAATTTCAGCCGCATGATCCGGCCGCGCTGGAACATGTCGCCCGTGACCGAGTTCTTCCTGAAGGGCCTGCGCGATCAGGTTGGCAATTTCGTCTTCAAGGACGAGATGGAAAAGGGGACGCTGAATGGGATCATGTACAAGACCACGCAGCAATTTCCCACGAACCTGACCGCGAATCTCTATCCGACCGGCACGGCCGCCGACGGGGCATATCTTTTTCTCGTCGATTACGCGGATATCATCATCGCCGAGACCTATCGCATGATGGTGGATGCGTCGGACGTGGCGGCCTACAAGGACTCGTCGGGCACGATGGTGTCGGCGTGGACGCGCGACCAGACCAGCTTCCGCTTGATTGAGGAACATGATTTTGCCGTGAGGCACCAGGCATCGATCTGCGTCGCGCTGCTCCCGGGCTGGGCTCCCCCGGGCTTCGCGGGGTTCACCGGCGGCGCGCCGTACTACGTGCAAGCGCTCAACACCGATCAGAGCGCGGCCCCGAGCACATGGGGTTATGCGCCCCCGACCGGCTCCAACAACCCCGGCAATTCGTCCGCCAACGCGCCGGGCGGCACTCAGCCCGGCCGCGCCTGATCAAAAGGAGCAATCTGAATGGCACAGCCCCCGAACGCGGCCGAGACGCCGCGCGCCCAGGCCCCGGTCTCTGCCCCGGTCGTGGAGCACACCCCGCTGGCCGCGCGAGCTTCGCCGCGCGGCTGGAAGTATATCCGGTTCCGGAGGTGGCACAGCGATGGCCGCACCGCCTATCAGGGGGGACAGGTCGCCGGGTTCGATCCGGTCGCGGCCGAGCGCATCCTCGGCCAACGCGGCGTCGCGATCGACGTCACCGCCGAGGCCGCCCGCATCAACGCGGCCAGCAGCGGCATGATCACGAAGGGGGTATAGCCGATGCCGGACGAGCCCAATTCGAGCGACAAGCCCGAAGACCCGCTGGCGTTGCGCGCTTATCGCAACCCCCGTCTCTACATGACCAAGGCCGAGCTGGACGGCCACCCACCCGGCGAGCATGTTCTCGGGACGCTGCCTGGCGGCCACGTTCAAAGCCCTTTGCAGGCGCCTGTTGATCCCGCCGCGGCCGGGATCCATGTCGTGTCCGTGACCCCGGCCGAGGCTGCGTTCTTGCCCGGGACCACGCCTGTCGTGAGCGATGCGCCGCCGGCCGACCCCCCGCGGCCCGAGCCGCCCAAGGCGTGATCTCCGCGCTGTCCATCGTCACGCCGCCGGCAACGGAGCCGGTGACGCTGGCGCTGGCGAAGCAGCACATGCGCATTGACAACACGGCGGACGATAATCTTATCCCGACGTACATCACGGCCGCGCGCACCGTGATTGAGCAATATCTTGGCCGCGCGCTGATTTCTCAGCAGCTTCTGTGGACTGTAGCAAATTCGTCACCCCCCGGCGGCTGGCCGCTGATGTCGATCAGCACGAACCTGTTTGTTTTCCCGCAGTGGTTCAACCTGCAGATGCTCGGCAACCGGCCGCTGACCCTGCCACGTCAGCCGGTGATCTCCGTCGATCAGGTCGGTATCGGACAATGGAGCGGGGCCGATACGGTCTTGGAGACGTCAGCCTATGGTTACAACATCAACAACGGGCGCTTCGAGCTGTTCGGCCCAAGCGGTTTCGTGATTGACGGGCATCTCGATATCACTTTCACCGCCGGCTACGGCGCGACCGGTGCGTCGGTTCCTGGGCCGATTGTCCAGGCCATCCTCATGATGACGATGGCGCTTTACGAACGGCGCGGGGATGATGGAGGCGAGATGCCGCCGGTAGTTGAGGCCCTGCTTTCGCCGTATAGGTTGATCTCCTTTGGCGACTGATGCCATCCGCGTCGGCGATCTTCGCTGGCCGCTCTGGCTTGTCACGCGCGTCCAGACTGCGGACCCGTCCGGCACAGACATCATTGAGACCGCCACGAACGGCCGCCTCGTTCACGCGGCTGTTGAGCCGATCACGGCGCTTGAGGTATGGAACGGCACCCGCGAGGCGCCCTACCAGACCACGCACATTATCACCACCCGCTGGCTGGATTACATCGACAACACCCGTGCATTCGTTCGGCAAACCGTGCGGCCAACCGATGGTGCCACGCGCACCGAAGTGTTCCGCGTGCAGCGCGTCACCGAAGTTGGCGGACGCAAGCGGTTTTCGCGGTGCGAGTGCCGCGTTGAGGATTTCGGGTGGTGTGCAACCATGACCGGATCGGCCGTGCCGGGCGCGACGATCCCGACATTGGATAGCAACGGGAACGCGCCGAATACCGGCGCGCTGCTGCCGTGAGGGCGCCCCGATGACCGTCCGCCTTCAGGTCCGCGTCACAAGCTCCGGTCTTATCTACAACACCAAGAAATCCCTGCGCGCAACGATGCGACGGGCTGGTGCAGAAGTGAAGGCCGCTGCGGTCCGCAAGCTGCGCAAGAGCGTCGGCGGAGGTCGGGTCTACTATCTGCGGGGCTCCTCGGGCGGGCGGGGGCGATACACTGCGTCCGCGCCGGGGCAGCCCCCCACGTCAATCACGGGGCGGCTTGCGAAAAGCATCAAGGTCTATCCGTTCAAATCCGGCGAGGGCGTGGCGATCCGCGACACGCAATTCTACGCGCTGTTTCTTGAAGAAGGCGCGAAAGGCGGGGGCGGCAAGAAGCGAAACCGCAACAGGCGCGGCAAGCCAAGCTCGGTCCGTCAGCTTTTGTCTCGACCCTTCCTGACTGCCGCACTCCAGGAGCGCGAGGCCAGCATTGGCCGCCGAATCTACTCGGCCGTTGTCCAGGACATTGCGTTCAAGCGCCAGAAATGAACCTCGACCCGATCATCAATCAGATCAAGGTGCTGTCTCCCGTGTTCAACGGGCAGGTCGCGGGCGCCGCGCAATTCGCAGCCGCAAAGGATCAAACGTGGCTGACTTTGCCTGCCGCGTTCGTCATCATCGGAGATTTTGAGGCAAGCGCAAACGAAAGCGCCACCGGGCTTCGCCAGACTCTGACCGAGGAAGTTGCGGTCGTGGTGATCTACGGCAACGCGACCGACCGTCGAGGACAAGCGCCGGCGGAGCAATACATGACGGTGCGCGCACAACTGAACACCGCGCTGCTGAACTGGCGGCCCGATTGGGATCCCAACAACCCGCAGAACAACATTGAGGCGCGGGGTTTTTCAATCGTGCGCGGTTCTCTGGGCGAAATGGACGGCGCGCGGCTGCTGTACGAATACGTCTACGCGCTAGAGACCTATCTCACCGACGACGACGGTTGGCAGCTTCCTTCGGTTCCGCTGACGCAGATCGGCGGCACGATCAGCGCACCCGGCACCGATATCTCGGTCGTTTTTGCAACAGACACCGCATCCTGAGAGGCGCTATGTTCGTCAAGCCCGGCATCAACCCCGAGACTGGAAAGCCTTTCGTGGTCCGAATCCCGCGCACCTTTGCCGCGCTTGCAGCCGAAGGGGAGGAAGTGCCCGCGAACGGTTTTTGGATTCAGCGGCTTGCTCAGGGCGACGTGGTGAGCGCAACAGCGCCCGCAGCAGCCAATACCGAATCCACCATGACGATTGAGCAGGAGGCGGCGGACCTTCAGCGCCGCATCGCCGCCGAACCCGCCTCTCAACATTGATCGGACGAGCCCGTGAGCGAAAGCAACTCGATCTACGTCCCGTACTGGAACTCGGCGAACCGCGTTCCCGGCGTTTTCACGGCCGTTGACGCCAGCCAGGCCAACAGCGCGTCCGTCAACCAAGTCACGCTGCTGATCGGCCAGATGCTGAGCGGCGGGCTGGCCACGCCCGGCGCGGCCGTGCTCAGCGCCGGCGTCGGGGATGCACAGACCGCATTCGGCGTCGGGAGTCAGCTTGCCATTGCAGTTGAGCGTTACCGCGCCATCGACCTGACAGGCACGGTCTGGTGCTTGCCGCTCAGCGACGGCTCAGGGGCGGCAAAAGCGACGCTCCCGATCGTGTTCACCGGCCCCGCGACCGCAGCGGGCACAATTGCGGCATACATCAACGGCAACATGGTGCCGGTCGCCGTGAACGCGGGCGACACCGCGACGGTTATCGCGGCCAACGCGGCTGCGGCTATCAATGCTTACACCACCACCGGCGGAAACTCTCTCGGCATCACAGCCGCAGCAGCGACCGGCACGCTGACACTGACTGCGGCCAACGGCGGCACGCTTGGCAACCAGAACACCGTGGCGCTCAGCTACAAGGGCACCGCAAACAGCGAAGGCCAGCCCGGCACGACGAATGTCCCCGGCGTCACCGCGACGCTGGGCGGCTCGGCAGGCGGCGCAATCCCGACGCTTTTTACCGGCGGCGCAACCGATCCCCTTATCGCGAACGCCCTTGCTGCGCTGCCGACGCAGCCGTTCGATTTTATCTTCAACCCGTACACCGACAGCACCAATGTCAGCGCCATGACCGCGTTCTTGTCGGACTCGGCGGGCCGGTGGAACCTCACCGAGCAGCTGTTCGGCGGCGCGTTCGGCGCCAAGAGCGGCACGCTGTCCACCCGAACGACGTGGTCCACCGCGCTGAA